CCGAACCACTCGGCCAATTGGTTGCTTTCACCAATGATGTAGCAGACGCCTACTCTAGCATGCACGCAGGGAAGAACGGGGAGGGCCCAAGAGTCACGACAGTGCATAGAGTGCAGGGAAAGACTTTCTCCACCGTCACATTGATTTATTCGGGTTCCCACGCCGAAAAAGAACTAATCAAGAAAAGTCCGGCACATCTAATTGTTGGTTTAACCAGGCACACCAACAACCTCATAATCCACAATCTCGATCCAAAAGAGCCCTTAGCCTCATTGATGAGCGCAGATTTCCAGATTCAGAAAGCCGCAGATGACGTTGGATTTGAACCCCTTGCCAACGAACCTGCTGAAAAATTCTCCCTCAAAACACCGGTAGTTTCCGAGATTCCATACCAACCAGTCCTTTCCTGCACTGACTTAGTAATGACTACCCTCCAGAAAATTTACCCCGGAGCCCCAATGCCTGAATTCCAAAGGGTCGTCACCAATCAGATCGTCCATCAAGGGGGCCCTTGCACCGGAGTTATCCGCCCCGAAAATCTCATGGACGACGTCACCGAATCAAAGAACAAGAATCTCGTCTATAAATTCGTCGATTCCCAAAGAGTTAAAATAACCAAATCTACCGATAATAGGGCTGCTCTAAACGGAGCAATTAAACGAATGTCCTCAAAAGTCAAGAATGACGGATTGTTCAAATTTCAATCAGCATCCAGAGCTTACAAGATTGTCCACGAAAACTTCGACATCAAAGAAGACCATCAACTACGCGATAGTTGTTTTATCGACCTTCTTTCAAAAATGGAATCCAGAGGAACACGCTCCGAAGACATCATTGATTTCTCCAACTTGCGCAAGCAAGGCGTTAAGAAAATCACTTCCTTCCTCAAGTCTCAGCAGAAACCCCAACTCAGCGGAAACGTTTTAGAAAAGGACAAAGTAGGGCAGCCTATAACAGCCCATTCAAAAACTCTAAACCTTCTCTTTGGAACGTATTGCCGCGTTTTAGGCGCACAGTTGACCAACAACAGCAAGGGTTCTTGCTTCTTCGTTAACGGAAGAAGTGACAAAGAAATCCTTTCGCTGCTTGAGACCTATTGTAAAGGACCGGAATACTTCGAGGCCGACTGGACTTCCATGGACACTGCTCACAACGACATGATATTAGAAGTTTACACCAGACTTCTCAAATCAGTCGGATGTCCCGGATGGATTATTCAAGAAATTGCGAACATAAGCGAGAAAAGGACCATCAGTGACGCTCTTTATTCCATCACCCACGAGTACAAGCAAGATAGTGGCGCAGCCTGGACAATCGACAAGAACACTCTACTCAACATCGTTGTAATGCTTCAATTGGTTAAAGGAGATCGTATGAAATGTTTCTTCAAAGGCGACGATCTCTTGGTGAACGGCTGGAACTTATCCTACAACGAATCAAAAGCAAGATACTTCAAACAGGCGAACAATTTCATACTCAAACCAAAAGCCAGCCTTAGCGGAGAATTCGTATCTTTTCTTGTCAACAAAAATGGGGCTTCCGTCAATTACCCAAGACTCGCCGCGAAAATTTTGAGTAGAGACTACACTGACAAATGTGACTATCTGAATTACCAGAAAGCGGTAGAACCAATGATCCGAGACCTGACCATCGAAAACGTCATAAAATTCAGCAGAGTAAACGAAACCCATCACCGCATCAATCATGAGAAAATTGAAAATATCATTTCCTGGATCAAATTATTCTGTAACAGTGAAATCAAATTCGAAGCCCTTACGCGAACCCTCTCAATCCAAAAGACTTACGATCTCACTCAGGGGGTTTCTAATGTTATAAATGTCTAGTACACATAATATACATCACTTTTACCACCCAGAAAATGACGAAGAAATCATTGTCTTCGAGGATGGCATCAATGTCCATACAGCCATCTACATCGAGAAAGGGAAGAAAATCCCAGTCTCGATCACAAAAGAGGAGTTCAAGAAGTTACAGACGACAACGTCCTGGCCCCCGCGCTTCTTTTGGAGGCCGGAACATCCCAGTAGCTAGAGGAATGGGCTTCACTCAATCCAACCAGCAGCTATCCCGCCAGTACGGAACTGACTTCCTAACCAAAATTGTCGTTAAATCCAACCCAACGTCCGCTAGCGATCGCATTCTTTATTCGAATCTCATCTCGCC